TTAAATGTCATCAAATACGCGTATTGCATCGTGCTTTTTTTGTGTGTATAAATGACTGTAAGTCTGCATTGTTTCGGTGATTTGAGCGTGTCTCATTAAAGATTTTAAAACAAAAATATCTACGCCGTTATTTGCTAGAAAAGATGCGTAAGAATGTCTTAACGTATGAATGTCATATTGAGGAAATATTTCTTTGTACTTCAAGTGTAAATGTTTATAATGTTTTGGTTCTATACCTCCGAATATAAAATATTGTTCTGTAAAATGCTTGTACTTTTTAGACTCTATCGTATATCTTTGAATTAGCATTTCATTTATAAAGTCGGGTAATGGTATGATATCTTCAGACGATTCCGTTTTCGCTCGATTATATATTTTTCTGTTAGCGGTATCCATTGTTTTATTGATGGATATCTCTTTTTTATATTTGTTATAGTCCATCCATTTTAATGCCATTGCTTCTCCGATTCTCATGCCTGTATAATACATAAGTTTTAACAATTCTTTGTAGTCATCTTCTTTAATAAGTTCCACTTTATCATCGAATTCTTCTCTTAACATAAATTTAGGTTTAGGCTTTGCTCTAGGTATAGGTGTAATTGAAATAGTTGGATCAATACGTAAACCGAAATGTTTTTTTGCGTGGTTGATTACCACTTTAAAACCTGACCAAATGGTTCTAGCGGTATTAGGACTATTCACAGCTTTCATTAAGTAAGTTCTAAATTCTTGGCATTGATTCTGTTTAATTTGATTCATTTTAATATGTCCAAACTTATCTTTAATGTGTTTATTGTATTCAGCTATTTTTCTGCTACGTGTACGCTCTCTTAAATCAGTGTGTTCGAGGTAGTGATTAAATATATGATCAAACGTATTTGAATCACTATAACCATCTTCTATTTCTGTAATAAATGCTGCTTCTGCTTGCTTAGCTTCACGTTTTGTTTTGAAACCACGTTTTACTTTTCTTTTATTATTACCATATACATCTTTATAGCGAATACTGAAATAATAATATTTATTATGTTTATATATTGCCATGCTTATTCCTCCTTATAAGAAAACCTCACTGTTTGTGAGGTTTATGAAATTTTAAATATTGCGATGTTTTTTTATGAATTTAATATAATTGATTAACTTTTTTACTTCTTTTTGATTACAATCTTCTAGTTCATGTAAAAGTTCAAAATATAACTTTTGAGATATATTTGTTTTAACAACTCTATTTTTATATTCTTCGGATTCTGTAAAAAAAGTAGTAGGTACTTGAAGTTCATCAGCTAAAACTTCAATTACATATTCTGGTAGAATTAGTGCATCAGTTCTTTCATATCTGTATATTGTATGAACAGACTTATTTATTTTCTTAGCTAAATGGTCAGGGCGAATTTTTAATTCTTTTCTTCTTTTCCTTATTTTATCTCCTGGTATCATTAGCCGTACCCCCTTGAAACACTATTTATTATCTTCAATCATTTTGTCATAATCTGATGCAACCATCTCTAGCCATTTATATACTTCGCTTTTTCTTTTATGGCCAGGATTGATTAATTTCAATTGATGACCAGCACCAGTCGAAATATAAATGTGTGTATCTGTAAATTTTAATATTTTCATTGATATCCCCCTTATAAGAAAACCTCACGTAGTGTGAGGTAGTTATTTATTAGAACTTACTATAGATGATTGGAATGATTTTATAATAACCAGATTTTGTTTTCTCTTTAACTAAGCCTATATGGTCTATATCTCTCATTCTATAACCTACAGCTTTATACTTACTATCTAATACATGGCTAATATATTTATCGTTCATATAAAATTCCCATTTCTCACCTGTGTCTTTTAACTCAAGAGAAATTTCTTCACTGTTCTGTATCAAATCATCAACAATATGTTGTGTACCTATTTTAGTTGGTGATTTTAATTGAGCTTGATAAGACATTAAACCTTCTTTTTGATAATCATTTTCGTAACTTATACTATCTAAAGAAAGATTAATTTTCATTCTCCATTCCCCCTTTATTCAAATTCTATATGTTTAAACACCTGTAATGGTTCAAATTTAATAACGTAACCATTATGATAGGTGGATATACCGTACTTAGCTTTATAATGTCTTAATGTGTATTTTATATATTCTTCGGTAACTTCAAAAAACTTTGCCATTTCATAAAGATTATGGACTCCATGTAGATAAGCAGAAATAATTCCATCTAAAGAAATAATTAATTCATAACCATATCTACGTGCTTTAATTTCGTACTTTTTGTTCATTAAAATTTCCTGATCTGTAATGTCGCCGTATGTAATTTTATGATGCGCTAACTCTTCAGCAAATGTTTCTAATTTTGCTTTGTTATTTAGTTTCTTCTCTAACAAAATAACTCCATCAGTATAATAGCCTTTTAAATTTCTTTTTAAGGTACATTCTTCAATAATTAATTTATCATCATATTCTAATATTAATTCCTCCAATTTACCCATAAAATTCCCCTTTATTTCTTATTGCGTTTTAATTTTAAGAATTCTACATATCTATCTAGCTCATCCCATTCTTCATCTGTTAAATCTTCTCCTTCAAGATGTGCAGCTCTTGTTGTTTGCTTTGGATTATCCTCCCATCCCATTAGATATGCAGGCGATACATTTAATGCAGTCGCTAATTCTTCAATTGTGTCATTCTTTAGATTTTTAATATTTCCACTTTCGTATCTTTGTATAGTAGCTTCGGTTTTATTAATTCTATTTCCGAGTTCAGATAATGTTAGTCCTTGTTTTTTGCGAGACTCTTTCAATCTTTTTGAAAATGTCATTTTAATCACCTCTTGACTCTATTATAAGGAAAACTTTCGGTATATGCAATATTTATTTATAAAAGCACGAAAAAACTTTCGTAAAATGCTTGTATTGTTCGTTTACGTTTGTTAGTATTAACTTACGCAATACGAAAGGTGGTGATTATGAAATGCCGATAGATGCAGATTTACTTAAATCAAAAATAGTTTTAAGACGATTTAATATTGATACCTTTGCAAAAGAGACCGGGCTTAATAGAGACACTATTTCAAACATAATTAATGGTAAAAATTACCCTTCTTACACAGCTATAAATGCTATATATTATGCTTTGAAATTAACGCCAGAAGAAGGTATGGAAATTTTTTTTGCAAAAGACTTACGTAAAAAGAAAGTTTAGGAGGATACTTAATGAATGAATTACAAACAATACAAATTGAAAACAACTCAGAACTTGGAAAAATAAATGGACTTGTACCTATTCCTGGATTTGAAAACAATTATTTAATAAATCCTAATGGCAATATAGTCAGTCCTTCTAAAGTAGATAAAAAAGGGGCACTGAGAAATACAAGGATATTAAAACCGTATAAAACTAAGAAAGGATATATGCGTATTGGCCTAACGTTAAAAGGTAAGCAAAAACATTATTATGTTCACCGGTTAGTCGCTATTACATTTATTGGAAATCCTTATGGCAAACTACAAATTAATCATTTGGACGGAAATAAATTAAATAATAATTTAACTAATTTAGAGTGGTGTGATAATCATGAAAATATTATTCATAGCTATAGAACTGGTATTAGAAAACCTACTTGTCATGTTGGAGAGTTAAATAACAAAAGTAAATTATCTGAAGCGAAAGTAAAAGAAATATTAGCTAGTGATGATAGCGTGTCTTATTTAGCGAAACATTTTAATGTAAGTAAATCGACAATTTATAAAATCAAACAAAGAAAACGTTGGTCTCACCTATGACTTATTAAAAGATGAATGTATATTACCAACAATTGAAAAACAAATTGAAGTGTAAGGAGTGATCTAAATGAATGAATTATTCTACACAGCTAATGATTTAGCAAGAATACTTGGTTTATCCATACCAACTGCTTACAAAAGGATTCGAGAAATGAATCAAGAGTTAAAAGAACAAGGTTATTACGTTGTAAGTGGCAAAGTACCAAAAGAATTATTTTACGAGAAGTATCCACATTTACCAAAAGAAGAAGTTGAAAAAGCATTGAATTCGAGGAGGGTAACTAAATGACTGTAGCGTGGAACATTATCAAATATCCAGCATTAACCTTAGCAATTGTAGTTGAGTTCTTTATTATATCGTCATTCAGTACTACACCAGTTGAGCATTCATTTTTATTCTGGATAGTTACAGTAGCAGGATTTGAAATGGCTGATCAAATGTATAAGGGAGTTGAAGAGTAGATGAATAAATTAAAACTAATCAAAATAACACTCCTAATCATCATCTTGGTGGAGGAGATTAGAAGTGTTAGGAAAAGAGCATCAAAAGGATATTTTAGTAAAAATGGCCATTTGAATTTTAAGATTCTCTATTAATCTGATCAATCATACTTTGTTGAGCTAATCTATGCAAATGTTCTTGAAATAATGGATTATATTTTTCCAAATAAAAATCAGTATTTTTCTCGACATATCTAGTTGGATCACTATCTTGTTTTGGTGTTTCGTCATTAAAGGCATTTCTTAATTCATCTACAGTTAAGTCATTTGCTTTTATAGCTAGTTCATCATATTTAATTACAATGTCTATTTTATCATTCATATTTTCTCACGACGCTTTCATATTAAATTAATTTAATTGTACCAAATAAAAGGAGTGAGGACATGATTATTCAAAATAAAAAAACTCCTACTGTTGGTAGACAGAAGGAGTCAAACACATAACAAATTTATATATCTGAATTATATAACTAAATAAGGAGGACGTCAAAGGTGACTAGCAATCAAAAGAAATTATATAGCGTATTTGCAAGGTTATTTGAAGAATTCAAAGTGAGTGACCAGCGTTGTTGGTTAGAAATAGATCGTAATAAAAATGGAATAGCTATTAATTTTACACATTGGCACGACTCGTACGACAGCAATAACAAATGGATTGCTATTTATGAGAATCATCCAGAATCGTTTGAAAGACTTAAAAACCATGTGGTCGAAGTTATGAGAGGAAAGGCTTTGATTAAGAAAGGGATGTAAATATGTACACACCACATTTAGGACGTAATCAATATAGGCTTCAGTTATTAGAAAACTGTTACTTAAAGCCAAGAAAACTTAAATACAAAGTGGAACAAGATGACAAACATATTTGTGAATTAGTTATTCATTTTAAATATGCAGGCAGTTACCATACAACATTAGATTTAATACATCCACATGAAATGGAATATGTTTGCAAAGAAGTATACAGACGTCTACAAGAAGACCAAAGGTTAGCAGCAATAAAGGAGGAGTATATTCATGGCTAATATATTTGAACTATCAAGTCAATACAGAGAAGTGTTGGAAATCATTCAAGACAGTGAGGATGACAAAGCATTAAAAGACACATTAGATTCTATTAATGATGCCTTAGAAGATAAAGCAGATGGGTATTATGCAGTTGTTAAAACATTAGAGTCGGAGAATGAAGCGATTGATCGTGAAGTAAAAAGATTACAAGAGCGTAAGAAAAAGAATAATAACGGGATTGAGCGTTTAAAAACTACTTTATTAGAAGCAATGACCTATACAGGTAAAACGAAATTTAAAACTAAACTACACAACTATTCAATACGAAATAATGCACCTTCTTTAGACATTAAAGATGAAAATAAAATACCCAAAGATTTTTATAAAGAACAATCACCGAAACTCGATAAACGTGGATTATTAGCTCATGTTAAAGCTAATGGTGAGTTTGATGGCGTAGAGCTTAAACAAACACAATCGTTGGGGGTTAAGTAAATGAGTGAACAAGAAACAAATTTATACCAACGTATATTAGATGTTAAATCCAATATAGAAGGATTTACAAAGGATGCTGAGGGATACAAATATAACTATGTTGAAGGTTCTCAAATCTTACACAAAATAAGAAAAGCGATGGAAGAAAATCATTTATTGATTTATCCGAGTGTTCATCATGCAGATTATAAAGACATTCAAGTTTTAGTGAAAGGCAATATGAAACCCAATATCTTAGTAGAAATGAATATGACGTATACATTCATTAACACTGACAACCCTAAAGAAAGATTAGAAATACCATTCTATGCGATAGGTCACCAAGATGATGCCAGTAAGGCATATGGTACAGCTTTGACATATGCCGAACGTTATTTCTTACTCAAGTTCTTCAATATACCAACTGATGAAGATGATGCAGATGCAAAACAAAAGAAAGAGAAATATACAAAAGCTGATGATAGTAATATCAAACTATTGCAAAAACATATAGAAGGGTTTGCGCAATTAGTAAAAGCTGATACTGAATCAGTCAAAGCACAATTGAAAATTATTAACTATGAAAAATTAAGTATTGCTGAAACTATGCAAGCTATTCAAACATTGAACGCTTGGAAGCAAGATATTATTAAACAAAATCAAGGAGGACAATCATCATGATCAATCGAGTTGTACTAGTCGGAAGATTAACAAAAGAACCTGAATATAGAGTGACTCCATCTGGTGTACAAGTTGCGACATTCACATTAGCAATCAATAGAACATTTACTAATCAAAATGGAGAAAGACAAGCAGATTTTATTAATTGTGTTGTATTTAGAACACCCGCAGAAAATGTTAATAAGTATTTAAATAAAGGTAATTTAGCAGGTGTTGAAGGCAGACTTCAGTCAAGAAGTTATGAAAACAATGAAGGTAAACGTGTTTATGTCATAGAAGTTGTATGTGACAGTGTGCAATTCCTAGAACCGAAAAGTAATAACCAACAGCAGAATAACTATCAACCACCTCAATATAATCAACAACAAGGTTACCAACAGCAGAATAACTATCAACCACCTCAATATAATCAACAACAAGGTTACCAACAACAGAATTATCAACAATCAAACAATTACCAGCAACCACAAAACAATCAATATCAAGCACCACAACAACAGCATAATCCATTTACCAATGCGAATGGACCAATCGATATAAAGGATGATGACCTACCTTTCTAAATGAACAGGATGTGAAGCAATGACTCAAATTATAACGTATCAGCAAAACTATGACGGTAGCCATACTATCGTCATAGATGATGCTGAATTAGACGATAAAACAACGTTACTACTCGATAACAATGTGCCTGTGAACGTGAAGTTAGATGTACTAGATATCGATACGATAACGGATAAACAACGTCGTAAGATATTTGCCTTATGTAATGACATAGAAGCGCACACTGGGCAACCAAGAGAGTATATGAGACAGATGTTTAAAGATTACATTGTGTTCATGAATGGTTATGAATCATTTAGCTTATCAAATTGTAGTAGAAAAATAGCAAAAGAATTAATAGAGATTATTATCAATTGGGTTTTCATACATGACATACCTTTAAATTATCGTACTAGCGACTTGTTAAAGGACGATAAGAGTTTTCTATATGTAAGTACCATAAATCGGACATGTGCCATTTGTGGTAAGCCTAATAGCGATTTAGCACATTATAACGCAGTAGGTAGAGGACGGAACAGAAACAAGATTGATCATACAGATAATAAAGTGTTAGCACTTTGTAGAAATCATCATACAGAACAGCACACGATAGGCATGGATAGCTTTAATAAAAAATACCATTTAGAGGATAGCTGGGTTCAAGTAGATGAAAGATTAAACAGAATGTTAAGAGGTGGAAATAATGGCTAAGTTTAGACAAGTATATACAGAGTTTTGGGAAGATCCAAAAGTTCAAGAAGAATTCACACCAGAAGATAGATACTTTTATTTATATCTATTAACTAATCCAAGAACAACGCAAATAGGAATATATCAAATAACTAAAAAACAAATATCCTTTGAACTAGGTTATTCAACAGAATCAATAAATGCACTGATAGATAGATTTGAAAATCATCACAAATTAGTACATTACAATTCAGTTACTCGAGAAATGGCTATAAAAAATTGGGGTAGGTACAATTTCAACAAAGCAGGTAAACCTGTAGAAGATTGTGTTAGATCAGAACTTTCTAGAGTAAAGGATACAAGCTTAATAGAATACACAAAAAATCACATAAACAATCCAAGAATCATAGATATTTACGATACGTATACGACACGTACCACGATAGGTGGACAAGAAGAAGAAGAAGAAGAGAAGAAGAATAAGAATAGAAAAGAAGAAGAAGAAGAAGAGAAGAAGAATAAGAATAGAAAAGAAGAAGAAAAAGAAGTAAAAGCCTTCGACTTCTATCAATCAAATGGATTCGGTGTATTGAATAGTCATATCAATGATGAAATGGGTGCGTTTATAGATGACTTCAATAATAACGGTGACGATATAGTAATAGCTGCAATGAAGATTGCTATAGACAGAAATAACATCAGTTGGGGTTATACCAAAGGGATTTTACGAAATTGGATAAATGCAAACTTAAATTCTTTTGAAGAAGTTAGAGCGTATGAGAAAAGAAAACTACAACAATATCAATCTAGAAATAATAACCAATATCAATCAAAAGAGAAAACACCAGAATGGTTAATTAAACAAAAGAATGGTGAAACTAACCAAGAATCATCTACTACAGAAACATCTGAAGACTTTGAGAAAAGGAAAGCACAACTTGAAAGAGAAGTTAATAGTTTTTGGGATGAAGCTAAATAAGGAGTGATCATATGAAAGCGTACAGAGTAGTAACTAAAACACCTGTAGTGTTTGAGAGAACTTTTGAAATAGTAGCTGAAGATGAAGAAGATATTAGAAATCAATTAGATATCAGAATGAAATCATGTCCATATGATTTTTCTGATACTAGTAGATTCGAAGTTAAAGATTATGAGCTAGAGGAGATGGAACTTAAGTGAGTAAGGAAATAGTAGTTGAAGGTAAAAAATATATATTAACAGATTCACATCTTAATAGCATTGAAGAGTATGAGTTAGATATGCCATTCGTAAGGATGCGTATAAGAGCTGGGTGGGTAATTGACACAGCGGTAAATGTACCTAAAGGTGTTGCAAAATGTGATGCTGAATCATATTTGAAAAATAAAAGTTTAGAAAGTAAAAAGAAAAAGCCTAAGAAGGATTATTCGAAACCTAAACCATGGCTAAAGAAGTACCCTCAGAAAACAGAGTTTGGCAATTATGCTAAACAATTATTCAATGACTATTGTGGGAGTTGGTAAATATGATTACAAAAATATATGACGATAAAACTTGTTACGAGGTAGGTAAAGACCAGGTAGGAGAAATTACTGAATGGCGTGTAAATAAGGACACAGTTGATATCTACCGTATAGCTGATAACAAAGGAAACCTCATTATATTTCATGGATTTACTCATAAAGATTATGTGGTCGAAAATGATGACGAACCAGTAGCAGGGGGACAGTTAAGTATTTTTGATATGTAAAAAGCACACCTAAGTGTGCTTATGTTAATTCATTATTATACGAATAATCCCAATGATAAGAATTCCGCCAATACTTAAGACAAAATTGTTAAAGAAATGGATCAATAATACATGCCATATATTTCTCGTCCAAAGATAAATACAGTTTAAAAACAAACCTGCAAACATATATGGAATTGTATTAATCAAACTTCCACCGAAATTATAATAGTGAATTGCACCGAATAGTGCACTGTTAACCAATACTAATAAGACATTAAATATAATATTTTTGCTTAATAATTTTTCTAATAGTGTATATCTAAATGCGATGTCTTCGATTAATGATGTAACTACTGGTCCAATACTAATGAAAATTAATAAGTAAAATAATTTTGTGCTAACGGTAAGAAAATCAATATTTTCAGAAGGATTAGGAACAACTTCATTTGTATGAACTGATGGTACAAACTGGTTAACGATAGATATTATTACTTGTAGGAATATTGCACCAGCAGTAATTATTAACCATTTGTAGAACTTTAAATTTTTGAATTTATTCCATTCTTGTGCTAGATAATCTTTAAACATTACAAACAAAGCAATAAACAAAATGATTCTTAAAGAAGTATCAACAGTCGCTTTAGTATAAGTACCTGTATCGAAAGACTCGGTTATAAAACCAATAAAAAATATTAACGGAATACAAAATAATGAAAATATTTCTTTAAAGCCAAATTTTATAGACATTTAATCACCTTTTTATTTTTGATTATATATTAAAAAAATAAAGTAAGTCTATTAAATCATGTGACAAATAATGTAATTATGTGACAAAAGTGTTAGGAGGACTAAAACATGCCAACAATAAAATATACAAAAGAGGACATAACTAAGTTAGTAAACGAACTCGATCAGTACAAAACAGCACACAACAAATTAACTGCTGGATTAAAAGAAGCAGTCGAAGAAAGTATTAAGTATAAGCGTGAACGTGACTCGCTTATCACTGACATAAAGAAACAACGTGAATTACTAAAAGACTTTTCACGATTCATTCACAGAAAAGTTGAAGCGTGTCCAGGTAAACCAGAGTATATGGATTTCAGAGATAGACTGAATGAATTAGGTATAGGGGAGCGTGAATAACATGGCGAAAGTGAATTATGAAAAAGCATGGAAAAATTAAAGGAGGAAAAAAGTATATATAACAACTGAATAAAAGAAATAATAAAAGAAATAGAGGTTTTAGATTGAAAGAGTTAAACAGAATATATAATCAAGATTTTTTGCAAGGAATAAAAGAGATTGAAGACAAATCAGTTGATATGATATTGACTGATTTACCTTATGGAACAACTAACAATAAATGGGACGTAATCATACCATTTGATCTTATGTGGCAAGAATTTGAAAGAGTTATAAAAGATAATGGTGCGATAGTGCTTACCTGTTCTCAACCATTTACAACAAAACTCAATTTTTCTAATTTAGAATTATTTAGATATGAGTATATATGGATTAAGAACAATGTCACCGGATTTCAAAATGCTAATAGAATGCCAATGAAAAAACATGAGAATATCAGTGTTTTTTATAAGAAGTTACCTACATATAACCCACAAGGACTTATAAAGAGCGGGAAGAAAATAAATAGGACGACTAATTCTACTAATTGGCGAGAAATGAAGGATGGGGAATATGTACAGAAATATACTAATTATCCAAATCAACTTATCAAAGCTTCAATAAAAAAACATAAGGATTTAATCAGATTTCATCCAACGCAAAAACCTGTTGAACTCTTTGAGTATTTAATTAAAACATACACTAATGAGAATGAAATAGTTCTCGATATATGTATGGGTTCAGGTACCACAGCACATGCGTGCTTAAGAAGTAACAGGCAGTATATAGGATTCGAAAAAGATAAAAAGTATTATGATCAATCAATGGAACGACTAGCTTTATATCACAAATTAAAAGAAGAATATGAAAACAACGAGATTTTTTAAAATAAAAGGTATTCATTATTCAGTAGTGGAATTTAAATAAAGGAGGACTAACTTATGCCTAAAATTAAATCTTATTCAGTACAATTGCCCTACAATACTGAAAAATATGAAGTAGATAAAAAACCAGAAGGGCATGACGTACCAAAAAATGTGATTGTAAATAAAATAGAATATCATTTCGACGATATTTTTATTGAGTTATCAGACGGAACTTCAATGCGATTTAATAACGTAGTGCCATCAAGAGTAGAGTATGAAAAGGGGGACTAACTTATGAAATGTCCAAAATGTAAAAATGATGAAAAATTTTACGTTGAAGTTAAAGTTAAAGGTAATACAGTAGAATATTACGATTCTGAAGGTAACTATTTAAAAGATGATAGTAATAGTGGATTTTATGATGATATGGATTTAACTCATGGCAAGTATTTTTATTGCTCAATGTGTAATAAAAGCGTTGGAAAATTTAAAAATTTGGAGGACACACAATGAAATACCTAATCATATTAACGATATCAATCATCGCATTATACACATTTATCAAACGATCATATAAGTATGCTACTATACCAGACACAGTTGAACCACCTATTGATTATGAAGACACACAAGCATATAAAGATAATGAGCCGTGGTTTACAGGAGTTGGTAGACATTGACATTCGGATTAATACTATTAGCAGCAATACTGATAGCACTAATTATTATGGCAGTTAAGGAGTGATTAGATGTTAAATAAAGATATAAAAAATATGATGTTTGAGTTAACTTTAGAAGACTATAAAAAACAAGTACAAACCGAAGAGAACAGATTAGGTTTTTGCCAAATGAAAGTACTCTTTGATGAAATAGTAAGTGTAGGTTTTACTGAAGAACAAGCATTTAAATATATTATCACGATGATGAAGATGGAGGATTAATATGACATTACCAATTATAGCTTTAATAGCATCTTTGATAGCATTAGTGATTAACCTTACTTTCGTGATTATCAATTATAAACATGAGAAAGCATCTGATGTTTATTCATTTGATGACAAACCTTATGTAACAAAAGGAGAATTATATTCATTACAAAATAATTTGAATTTACTACAAAACAAAATCATTATTATTGAATCTAAAATATTACCTCTTACAAAAAGTTATGAAGAGGAACAACAAGAAAAATTAATTGAGATACGCAAGGCTCACTGGAAATCATTTAATACATGGAAAATGCAAAAAGAAAGAATGAATCGTGATGCAGGAGATACACCAATATGTGGCGCTTGCTATAACAACAGTTTGGAATTGGATGTTGAGTATAAGACAGTTGAAGGTGAACCATATTATACATCGTGGGGAGACGTTGTACATTTAGAGTCAAAGAAAGATTATCCATTATCAGCAGAACAGAAATGTACTGTATGTGGACATGTAGCTGATAAGTGGAAGTGTAAGGAGCGTTAATAACATGTGGATAATTATATCAATCATACTAGCCATTAACTCAATATGGTTACTTACATTAAATAAAGACTTAATCGAACGTAACGATGAACTAATCGCAACAATCGTTATTAACAATATTAATAAGGAGGACGATGAATGTACACACCATCGGAAGTCAGACAAATCATAACGGATTATAATTGGATGAAGAATATAATAGACTCTAAAGTATATGAAAATGATAGTACAAGTATTGGGCAATATGGTATAGAGTCCTCAATGCCTAAAGCACAGGGTAGTACTGGAGATAAGGTATTAGTAAGGGTATTGCGCAATGATAAAGAATATCGTAAGCATCAAGAGTTGATAGATAAAATGGCAGTGATAGATGATAACGAAGAGCTCATCACAAACAATAAAGATTACCACATACTACAGTTGCTCAAGCAGGGAGAGAAACATAAACGTATCATGTCCATAATGAAAGTAGGGAGAGATAACTTCTATGATCGTTTAAGAGATATCGTCATGATTTTATCAAATGCCCAATACGACAGAACCGACACATCGGACACATCGTACACTTCGGACAGTATTAAACAAACGGGGGATTAAGTATTATACTTACCGTATAGGAATAGTTACGGGGTTATCCCGTAGTAAACATATGAAGGCATACCTAATAAGGTGTGTCTTTTTTATATGGTGCTATAGCCACATACCCATTATGCGAACTATCTATTTACAACGGTACTAGATACCCAACCTTAACAACGATATGCTAATGGGTTACGGGTAGCACTAGAAGGAGTGAACACATGGTTAAAGTAAAGGTAGTCAATTACAGCAAGAACAAACTCATACCATTTGAAGAACAAATCAATGAAGTATTAGAAGAGTTACAAAGTGTAGTAAATGATTATACTATTGTTGACTTCAAAGTAATCAATGAATATAAAGTATTAATTATTTATAAGTAGAAAGTATGTGATGACAATTCCAGTTCGTAAATGTTTTAAAGTAAATTGTAATAATCTTATTCCGTATACTGAGACTTATTGTGATGATCATAAAGATATGAAGAACGAATCAACTAAGAGTTATGAAACATTTAGATATGAAAGAGATAAACAATTCATTAAAGAATATAATTCTAAAGTATGGAAACAGACTAGAAAGTCTATCATGTTACGTGATGATGGATTGTGTCAGTATTGCTTAGCTGAAGGTATCATACGTAAAGCAGAAGTAGTTGACCATTTTATACCAATGAGAGACGACTTTGACAAACGTTTTGATTCCGATAATTTAGTAGCAAGTTGTATTAGACACAACACACTGAAAGAGAAAGATGAACAAAGGTTACGTAATAAACAAATTACTCTAGAGGAATACAAAAGTAAATGGAAGTACGGGGATAGTTGAATAACTATCGGTTGACAAATCTCCCGAACTAAACTTGAATAAATTTTGGCTAACATTCGTAAAAGGGGACTAAACTTTCTACGCCTTGGTGTGAAAGGCTTTGAATAACGCCCCGAACTCTTCTTCGAGCGAATGTTGAAAAATAATTTGAAATATTTGTAACTTTTAGTTGATCATATGGTAAATACACGAACTTTTGGTTATAGTTCGTAATTAATTGAAAGGGGTGAGCCGTTAAAGTGGGTAGAGCAAGAAAAACATTAGAAAATCAAAAGGCGCGTTTAACAACTGAACAGCAAGAAATAAAAAAACAAACTGAAGAAGCTCTTAATGAGCTCACACCTTTACAAAAAACGCCGCCTAACTGGTTAGACAATGTTGCAAAAGCTGAATATAAAAGAATATATCCATTGATACTTGAGTTACCAATTAAGAGTTTAGATTTAGCTTTACTTGCTATGTATTGCCAAACATATTCAAACTACATTGACTCAACTAAGAAACTAGCTCGTGAAAAGGTTGTAGAAACTGAACGAGGTTCTAAATTATCACCATACTACACTATTCAAAGAGATAGTATTACAGCTATGAATTCAATAGCACCTAAATTAGGTTTAACTTTAGACTCAAGAATGAAAGTTCTTACACCAACTAAAGAAGAAAAAGAAAAGGACATAATGAGTGATTTCTTATGATGGACAGAACAACAGATTATGCCAAAAAAGTAGTTAACGGTGAGATATTGGCAAGTAAAAAGAATATTCAGGCAGTAGAAAGACATTTAAGAGATATGAATTTAAAAGTACTTAATTATCACTTTGATGTCGAAAAAGCAAATAAAGTAATAGATTTTATAGAAGTTTTACCAGTACCTAAAACGATGAAAGAAATGAAACTTAAACAATTCCAGTGTTTTATAATTGGATCGCTCTTTGGTTGGGTTGATGACTTCGGAAACAGAAGATATACGGAAGCCTATATAAGTATGGCACGTAAAAATGGGAAAACACTATTACTTGCTGGTATAGCAATGCATGATTTAATACTTGGGCAAGAACCTAAGTATGAAAGAATGATAGGCATCGTGTCTAATACACAAAATCAAGCTACTAAGGCTTGGGGTGATGCACATACGCAATTAAAAGCCTTAAGAGAAAAATCAAGTATTGCTAAAGATATGACGAAATTAAAACCTAGTGTATACGAACTAATAAATAATGATGACAGAAGTGTTATCAAAGCATTCAGCCGTGAAGCGGATAACCTTGAAGGTGAGCAAATAAGTACAGGTATTATAGACGAAGCTCATTTATTAAAAGATGCTAAAGTGTATGAAGGTATAAAACGAGGACAAACTTTACTTAAGAACCCTAGTCTTTATTTTATTTCAACAGCAGGTACTAATTTAAACGTTCCCTTCTTTGATGAATATCAGTATGTTACTAAGGTGTTAAATGGAGATATTGTAAATGATAATTATTTTATCTTTTGTGCTGAGCAAGATAATGAAAAAGAAATACATGAGCCTGATACATGGATTAAATCAAATCCATTAATTGAAGATGAAGAGCAAGGTGAAATTATAAAATCAAACTTAGCAAAAGAAGTTAAAAAAGGTTTGGAAAAAAATGAATTAAATTCATTATATGTTAAGTCATTTAATTTATGGAGGCAAGCTAGTGAAGATACTTTCATAGCATTTAATGATTGGGATGAATGTAAAACAGAAGCAGAACTTGATATTAAAGGTCGTGAAGTATATGTTGGTGTCGATTTATCAAGAAGTGATGACTTAACTGCAATATCTTTTGTATATCCAACTGACAATAAGAAGTATTTTGTTGATTCTCATGTGTTTGTTGGGACTAAGAATGGTATTGAAAGAAAAATTCAACAGGATAAAATTAATTATCACAAATTAGTTGATATGGGTATGGCAACTATTACATCAGCTGATAGTGGGATAATCGATCCAGAACAACTTTATTATTGGCTTAAAGACTATATAGAAGAATATCAATTGGATGTTAAAGCCATATGTTACGACAGTTGGGAATCTAGTTACTTTGTGACAAAAATGGAAAAAGAAACAGATTATCCATTAGTTGAAGTACCTCAAGATTATAAAAACATGTCTCCAGCATTAAAACAATTTAAATTAGATGTTTTAGAAAAAAGAATATTACACAATGGTAATCCAAATCTTAATCTAGCAATTAATAATGCTATTGCTAAACCAGATAATAATAACAATATCATTTTATCTAAAAAGATAAATAGAAATAAAATCGATGCTTTAGTTGCGCTAGTAACAGCATTTACACAAGCTAGGAACCACGCATTTACAAGTGGTATGCAAGATTATATATTATCCGATGATTTCGGATTTTAGGAGGTATCACATGAATAAAAAGAAAAAATCATATATAACGATGGCTACTGAATTTATAACATTTAATTTAGTAGCTATTTTGTTTTTACTAGGACTTATATCAATCGACGTAGGAGCTTTTTTACGTTTTGGGTTAGAAATAGGAATGATAGTGGCAGGTGTATCAATTATCTTAATTGCGTTAATCATACAACATGAAAAAACACTGAAGAAATGATTTAAGGAGGTGTGAATAAAAGGTGGGAATATTCTACGAGACGAGACATAATTACAGTGATAATTCTGATATGAAAGAAGCATTGGGTGTATATCCATTCCAAACTGTACCTTTATCAGCTCTTGATTGGCATGATTTTAAAGCATTAAAAAATAGTGATATATGGACAGCAGTTACTTTACTTTCACGAGACATTGCAAAACTCGATATAAAAGTTAAAGAGAATGGCATATATAAAGATAAAGATTTATTAGAACAACTGATTAATAATAGACCCAATAAACAGTACAACGGTTATATGCTTAAATATATTGTTATGATGAATGCTTTATTAACGAATCATGGTTATATCTATATTGAGAGAAATCCTAAAGGTGGCATTTTAGAATTGTATCATGTTGCAACTAGCAGGGTTAACTTACGATATGATCAATATAAAAATAAGCATTATTATGATTTAACAAATGATGGAGATATTTTAAAAGTACCTTTTGAGGATATTATTGATATCAAACCTTTTTCAACTGATGGTCTTAATGGTTTGTCTGTATTAGATGCTTTAGAAGATGATTTAAATGCACAAACATATTCTAAGCAGTTCTTTACTAACTTCTTTACAAATGGTGCACAAGCAGGCTCAGTATTGAAGATGAAAGACGGTAAATTAAGTCGTGAAGCAAGAAACAAAATTAAAGAAGCGTTTCAGAAAGAAAATTCAGGTCAAAATCAAGCAGGTAAAGTTCTTGTTATGGATGAAACCATGGAATATGAACAACTTGAGATATCTACAGACATTTTAGAAGCAATTAATAAGAATACAAGTTCTACTAAAGCAATTGCTAAAGCATTTCAAATTCCTTTATCTAAATTTGGCATGGAAATGACTAACAGTTCTATGAAAGATGTTAACAATGACTACTTAATGAACTGTTTAGGTGGCTACATGAAAATGTGGGAAGCGGAACTTAACTTTAAACTTATTCCGCAAAAGGATGTTTACAATAAAGAATTTAAGTTTGATACGAGTTCGTTTAAACAGATTGATTGGGAAGCTTATAAAGAAGGATTAAGAGCTGATTTGGATAAAGGTGGTATTACTCATGATGAATATCGTAACGCAATAGGATTAAAACCTTATCCAAATAATATGGGTGCAATTCCACGTTATGACCTTAATCATATCAGTGCAAATGTTGCTGATGATTACCAATTAAGACAAATATCAACCAACAACTCTGCTCCTAAACCGATTGAGGGAGGTGATGATAATGAATAATAAGGAATTTAGAACCTCAGAAAATCTTATAGCAAAAGATGACGAAAAAATGATTGTTGAAGGTTATGCATTACGCTTTAACACCGAGAGTCATTTGTTAGGTGAGTTTGTAGAAACTATATCGCCTAAAGCGTTGGAAAATGCTGACTTATCTGACGTAAGATGTTTGATAGATCATAACTCAAGTTATGTATTAGGTAGAACAAAAGCAAGCACACTCTCATTGAAAGTTGATGATGAAGGTTTATACTTCCGTTGTCAATTACCTAACACATCTTATGCAAGAGACTTATATGAGAATATAAAATTAGGTAACGTTAATCAATGCTCATTTGGATTTACTGTAGATGAAGACGGAGACGTATTTGAGAAACGTTCAGATGGGTTATTTAAACGAACAGTCAATAAAATTAAAGCATTATTTGATGTAAGTGTTGTAACTTACCCAGCATACGAAGATACAGACGTTGCACCTGCACTAAGAAGTATTGAAAACATTAAAGAAGATGAACATCGTAATAAGATATTAAAGTATAAGGCTAAAATCGAAGTTGAGCTGTTAAAACTTAAGAGGAAGTGATCCATATCTCGGTGAAGGTTAACACCGTTATCAAATAAACTCTGAAGGCATACCAATTGAGGTAATGCCTATTTTTTATGACTAATTTTAATTAAAAAAGGAGCGATATACATGGATACAGAATTATTAGAACTTCGCACACAACGTGCTGACCTGATTAATAAAGCTAATAGAGCATTAGAAGAAGATAAAACAGAAGACGCTAATGGCTATATTGCCAAAATCAAAGAGTTAGACGAGCGTATCTCGAAAGTAGAAAAAGACGTTGACGACATTAAAAAAGAAGATGGCGAAGAAAATAAACAAGCAGAAAATATGGAAAATAAGGAGGAACAAAGAAATATGAATCCAGCATTTGCAGTACAACCAGGAAATCAGACAAAAGAAGATAGCCAAGAAGTAAGAGATTTTAAAAATTACATTGAAACACGAGCAGATATTCCAGGAGGTTCATTAAAAACTGACTCTGGTTTCGTAGTAATTCCAGAAGAAATTGTAAATGATATTTTAAAACTTAAAGAAGTTGAATTTAACTTAGATCAATACGTAACAGTAAAATCTGTACAAAATGGTTCGGGTAAATATCCAGTCGTACGCCAATCTCAAGTTGCAGCTTTACCAGAAGTTGAAGAATTAGCAGAAAACCCTGAGTTAGCGGTTAAGCCATTCTTCCAATTAGCTTATGACATCAAAACTCACCGTGGTTACTTCCGCATCTCACGTGAAGCTATTGAAGATAGCAAAGTTGACGTGTTAGGTGAACTAAAACAATGGATGGCACGTACAATCGCTGCTACTCGTAACCAAGCAATCATTAATGTTATTAAAAATGGTGGTCCTGGTGAAGATGGTGAAAATACTAAGATCCCAAATGAAATTGTAAATGGTTCAACTTCTAAGGAAACAATTGATGGTCTTAAAGATGCAATTAACAAGCATATCATTCCTAACTATGAACACAATGTGGCTATCGTGTCTCAAACTGGTTTCAATACTTTAGATAAATTAGCTGATAAAGAAGACCGCTATTTAATCCAACCAGATATCAAAGAAACTTCAGCTAAACGTTTATTAGGTGCAAAAGTAGTTGTATTACCTGATGAAACATTAGGTGAGAAAGGTTCTAACACATTAATCTTCGGTAACTTAAAAGATGCTATTACGTTATTTGACCGTTCACAATATCAAGCAGCATGGACTGATTATATGCATTTCGGAGAATGTTTAATGGTTGCAGTTCGTCAAGATGTGCGTTTATTAGATCACAAAGCAGCAGTTGTTATTGACTTAAATGGTGGTTCAACTGAACCAGAAACACCCTAAGCAACCCCAAAACGTTGAGGTAACAGCTAATGCTAAATCTGTTGTTATCTCAGCAGAATAGGGGGTTGTGCAAATGGAACTTGATAAATTGAAGTTGCATATGAAGATATTCCATTCAATCGAAGATGATTTGATTAAGGAATATCAAGAATGGGCTGAGGAAGAGATTAAAGATTCTGTTTGTACTGACCCGAATCGTAATGAAGATTATTTTAAAAATAACAAGATTTACGATAGAGCAGTTGTTTTATTAACTACGTTTTATTACCAAAACAGAATTGCTTACGATAACGAACAATATCATTCAATGCCTGATGGTGTATTAGGTGCAATACAAAAATTAAGGGGGTCATATCATGCAAAGGATGAATAAAATGCACGATATTATCTCCTTTTTTGATGTTGTACAAGATGGACCCGAACCAGGCGGAAGAATGGTAAAAGTTTTTGATTCATTTGCAGAAATTTATGAACCATCTCAAAAGGATGTTCAACTTGGAAACTTAGAATCATCAACTATAAATATTACTGTAATTATCAGAAATGCTTATCCCGAATTCGTGCCAACTGTTAATCAACAATTCGAAGTATTAAGTGGAATCTATAATGGCATGAAATTCGACATTAAGCATATATCGCCTAAAGACAATATTTATTTGAAAGTTGTAGGTGGTCAAAAATGGGAGTAGAAATTAAAGGTTTAGATGACATTGAGAAGACATTAAAGAAGAAATATAGTCCTAAATCCATTGAAGAAGCGGAAAAAAGAGCCGTAAAGTCTGCTGGTAATATGATGAGAAATAAAATCGCAACTGATCTAGATAGTGTTAGAGATACTGGAGAGTTAGCTATTGGGACAGATATTACTGAACCAGAAAAAGTAGGTAACAAAATACAGTCTAAAATATACTGGAGAGGCGAACATAGGACTTTAGCAGCTATTAATGAAAACGGGCATTATGACCGCTCGGGAAATTGGGTTAAGCCAAGAGCTGTTGGGAAAGCAAGTAGACAGTTAACTTTGAATAAAGACCTTTATTTCAAAATAGTCAAAAAGGAACTCGACCGATGAAAGACTTAATGACTGAAATGTACAATGTGTTTCTCAAAGATGATGTGATTTCTCAATACATCGATAAACAAGCAATTAAATTTATAACTTATCCAAATGCAAATGATATTAAAAACACAATGATTGTTATTGATGATTTACAAAGTCCAACCCCTAGAGACTATGCAGATAATGACAATTTAACGTATGAATACGCATATCAAATAGATGTGTTCGTAAAACAGAATAGTAATTTTAACAGTCGTTTACTTTGTGAACGGCTTATTTTACGTGTTCAAAAATTAATGCGTGAGGAGTTGGGGTTTGTCGTATTAAACACACCTAAACCTAATCATAATGAAGAACACGCTTTATTTAGACAGACAACAATTTTCAAAGGAAAACAATACTACAATAATTAGGAGTGAATATAAATGCCAAAATCATACAAGAGTTTTACAGGTCTAACAGGTTTTTACTATAAAACTGAAGGCGGAGAAATAAAAAAAGCAGAACGCATTAAGTACTTACAAGAAATTTCAGTGTCTAAAGAACAATCTATTGAAAAAGCTTATGGTGACAATGGAGTAGCAGAAATGGCAGTTACGAATGGAACAGTTGAATTAGAGTCAACATTCCATCACTTACCACTAGAAGACAGAATTAATTTATTTGGATTAGAACAAGATGAGGATGGAATTGTAGCAGTTGGAAATGATACACCACCATATACAGCAGTTATTTTTGAAAAAACAACTGAAAATGGTCCAACCGAATATGTAGGACTTAAAAAAGGCTTGTTTACATTCCCTGAAGTATCAGGTCAAACAAAAGAGGATAGTGTTGAGTTCTCTCAAGACCAATCAACTGCTGAATTCATGGAAACAGAAATTGAAGGATTTAAAGAGCCGAAAACAATGTTACTTGCAAAAGATGAAAAAGGTTCGACTAAAGGTCGTGACATGTTATGGCAAAAAATATTCGGAGAAGATTTTGAAGGTGGATCTGAAGAAGAAGGTAATACACCCTAGCACTCCCCAAAATGTAGTAGTAGATGCTTACTCTAAATCGGCATCTATTACTGCAGAATAGGGGTATTCATATGATCATTAAGGAGGTCGTAAAATGGCTGATACATTAAAAGTATACAAAGGCGATGATGTGGTAGGTACTGCTGAACGACAAGAGGATGGTAAAGCAAAAGTCACAATTGATGGCTTGGAAGCAAATACCGAATATCCTGCGGGAACTTACAAAGCATCTTTTGAAAATGAGAATGGCGAAAGTGAGAAGGTTGACGTACCCTCTTTCAAAACTAAGCCTATCTCAGTAACAGGTGTGACGATATCACCTAAAACTGCAAGTATTGAAGTAGGTGGGACAACTAAATTAGAAAGCACAGTTGCACCATCAACGGCAACAAATAAATCAATATCGTATAAAAGCTCTGATGAAGCAGTTGGTACAGTATCAAGCAATGGTACAGTAACAGGCATTTCAGAAGGTGAAGCAACTATTACAGTTACAACACAAGACGGCAATAAAACTGATATTGCAACAGTAACAGTTAACACAGTTGAAGAACCAGAACCCGAAGAACCAAGTACAGAAGAATAACTTTAAAGAGGACGTATAGTCCTCTTTTTTATTTATGCGCATATATAAAAATAAAAATTAAAAGAGGTAATTACACATGTCTAAAAAAACAAAAAGAAATTTTATTGAATTAATTAAAGAGGTAAATGATAAAGGCGAAATAACAAAAACTAAAGTATATTTAACGCCTGTATTCATTCCATTCTCAAAATTTACCAAGAAAATGAAGGAAGTAATTGAGTTAGAAAAAGATACGAAGCGTTCCGAATATGAGAAGTTACCTGAATTCTTTGCAATCATTTCAGATTTATATAGTAACCAATTTACTGTTGATGAAATGTTAGATGGATTACACACTCCAGAAGCAATGACAGAAGTTCGTAATCAATTAGAATTCTTCTCAGACGGTATTGTACAGGAAGAAAACGAAGCTAAATTAAAAGAATTATTAAAATAACTGGTGGTGTAAGCCATGAAGAAACACTTTATCGAACTTGTAACTCATTATGATGAAGTTGGAAACATTATTGAAAAGCAAGTTTTTTTTACACGTCCTAATATTAGCTTATCGCTTGTTTACGAGTGTGTGGATTATCTAGAACACTTTGATAATAAAAATGTTGATTATCAAATGTTAGCTGATATTGTATCAAGAATTTATGATAGTCAATTTAGTAATAAGCAACTATTAAATGGTTTGCAGTCATACGAAGGATATAAAATATTAATGGATCAGATTGTTTTTGTTGCTACTGGCAACACTGTAGATTCAAGTGATATCTCTAAAGAACAACAAGAAGAAGTTTCGTCATGGGGAGAATTAAAAAATAATCTACGAAGTATGATTAAAGAAGCAGTTAAGAAAGGAGATAAGGACATTAATGATGTTCTTAATACTCCTTTTTATTTTTTTGTTCAAGAGTTAAATGAAGAATCAAAAGTTGTAAAAAAAGAAGAGTCTATGTTAGATGCATTCATGTAATTTAAATCTCTAATGAAAGGATGGTGAAATAATTGTCAGAAGAAGTTAGAAGTATGTCCATAAGCTTGTCAATGGAAGATGCCGGAATTGATAGAACGTTAGCGCAAGTTAGGCGGTCTTTTAGAACTCTCACAAATGATGTGAAATTAGTTAATAAAGAGTTTCAATATGGAGAAAAAGGCATATCAGATTATGAGAATAAAGTCACAGAGTTAAGTAGTGCTGTCAAGATAGCGAAAGGTAACGTTGGTGATTTAGAAAAACAATATCATACAATCGGTAAGGAACAAGGGTATACAAGTTCAGAAGCATTAAAATTACGTCAAGAGTGGGCAAAACAAAAAAATGAACTTAATTTTCTTCAACGTGATTTAGAAGGTGCAACATCAGATTTAAAAGCATTCCAAAAGCAACAAATGATAGCTAATTCAAATTGGACAAAATCAGGTAATGCTTTTAGTGGTATGAGTAAAAGTCTTGATTCAATTTTAAGTAAGTTAACTTCAACTGGTAAATCACTTACTAATAGTATTACAAAGCCTGCATTAATAGCTGGTACGGCTATAGGTGGTATAACAGCAAAGCTTGGTTTTGATAGGTTAGTAGGACTAGATAGTGCTCAAGCTAAACTCGAAGGATTAGGATATTCTACAAAAGAAGTTGGTGAAATTTCTGATCAAGTAACTAATGCTATTAAAGGTGGAATGACAACAATGGCAGAAGGTACTGACGTTGCAGCTGGTGCTCTTGCATCTGGTGTTAAAGAAGGTAAAGAACTTGAGCATTATATCAAATTGGTTGGCGATGCTGCAGTTGGTGCTAATAGACCAGTTTCAGACATGGCAATGATATTTAACCGTGTACAAGGTCAAGGTAAACTAATGACTGAAGAATTAAACATGGTTGAAGAAGGCATGCCAGGTTTTTCTAAAGCAATGGCTAAACATTTAGGTGTTTCTTATGAAGAGTTCCGAAAAATGGTAACTGAAGGTCAAGTCACTTCGAAAGACTTCTTAACAGTTATGGATGACTTTGCTGGTGGTATGGCAGGCGCCTATAGTAAATCATTTAAAGGTATGGTCTCGAATACAAAGGCTTATATCGGAATGATTGGAGAAAGTTTATTAAGTGGTGTATTCGAAAAATCAAAAGACTCATTGGCAGAGTTTGAAAAATTATTACAATCTCCTAGTGTTCAAAAGTGGGCACAAGAAACTGGAGATAAACTAGGAAACGCTGTAAACAGTATAAGTAATGCAATCGGTGGTATTATAAGTTGGTTTAATTCACTTGATAAAGGCACGCAGAAGTCTATAGCAAGCATCATGAAATGGAGTACTTTGATACTTATTGGTATTGGTCCAGTATTAACCATATTAGGCAAGCTGACCGGTGCACTTGCTGGTACATTTGGAACATTTGGTAAATTCTTAGGATTTATGGGGAAATTATCAGTTGAATCTAAAACAGCAGGAGGACTATTCAAAGGTTTCACTAATTTAATGCCAAAAACTGGCGTAGTAATTGGAGCGGTTGCAAACCCTATTGGCTTAACAGTTGTAGCTATAGCAGCTTTAGTAGCTGGGTTAGTCATAGCTTATAAAAAATCAGAAACATTTAGAAATATTGTGAATGGAGCTTTTAGTGCAATTGTTTCAGGATTAACAATTTTATGGAATGGTATTAAAACATTACTTACACCTGTAGTTAATGCAATAAAAGAATTTGGTGCAGAATTGAAGAAAACGTTTAGTTCTTTTTGGTCTGAAAATGGACCACAGTTCATGCAAGCACTTAATAATATTAAAACTGGTTTTGCTACATTGTGGAATGTAATTAAACCAGTTATCGGCGCAATTGGTGTTGGATTTGCTAAATCATTTGAAGCAATTAAAACGATAGTTATTGCATCAATGCCTGTTATTACTCAAATATTTAAAATAGGTTGGACTTTAATACAATCTATTATTGTTTCTGTATGGAACAATATCAAAGGCGTTATTAATGGTGCTCTAAATGTAATTATGGGAGTAATCAAAGTATTTAGTGGTCTTTTCACAGGAAACTTTAAGTTAATGTGGTCTGGTGTTAAACAAATATTTGTTGGAGCTTTCCAATTTTTATGGAATTTAGTTCAGTTATGGTTTGTAGGTAAAATATTCGGTGTATTTAAACTAGGATTCGGTTTAATCAAAGGAATTGTAAGCAGATCACTAGGTAGTGTAAGTGGAACATTCACAGTTGTATTAAAAGCGATATGGATAATTGTTAAATCAATTTTCACGAACATATCGACATTTATGAAATTTATTTTTTCAAACATACTTAAAGCAACTAAAGCAATATGGGGATTTATAAAACTAGCAGTAACAAATCCTACACGATCAATTCTTACAATAGTACGTAGCACATTTAATATTTTATCTAAAACAGTCCGTACAATCTTTACTGTACTTTCTAAGGCGGTTAAGGTAATTTGGACTGGATTGAAAACTGCAGTCGTTGCTACAGCTAAAGGTATGTATGCTTTATTGAAAAATAGATTCGAGTTATTAAGAAGTATATTATCCAACATCACAAGAGTAATAGCAAAAACTATTAAATCTATATGGACGAGCATCAAGAATACAGTTATTAATTTAGCTAAAGCTTTGAGCAATACTGTTAGAGCTATTTTTGACAAAATGAGAAGTTTAATTACTGGAATAACTACTAAGCTTAAAAATGCAGTAGTAAATATTTTTAAAGGTATAAAAAATAATGCTATAAACTTAACTAAGAATGCAAGAGACGGTGTTGTAAATGGTTTTAAAGCCATGTATAACAAAGGGAAGTCTTGGATAGATAAACTTAAAAACTTCTTAAAAGATTCTGTTTCTGGATTCAAGAGCATTGCTAAAAAAGTCGGTAATGGTGTAGCAAACGGCGCAATAGGTGGATTAAATTCCATGATTGACGGAATCAATTCATTATCAGACAAGATTATGAAAAAGAAATTGATCAAGAAAAAAATTCCGACACTTTCAACTGGTACTGGATTAAGTCCTCAAGTAAAAACTGATGGCAATGGATTACTGAAACGCGGTACTAAAGCTATTGTTAATGACAAGGGCTTAGGAAACGCTAGAGGTGTAAATGGTCATAAAGAGCTCATCTATCGTAAAGGTGGAAAGATTGAAAGACCAATCGGCAACAATAAAAAAGTAAGCCTAAAACGTGGTGATGGTGTAATTAACGGTTCACAAGCTAAACCATTATTACCTCACTTTGCAAAAGGTACCAATGTAGCAGAAGAATTATGGAACGGTGTGAAAGACACAACCTCAAAAGGATATCATAAAGCTAAAGATAAAGGTTCAGACATCATTGAGGGCGGAAAAGATTTAGCAGGTAAAGCTAAGAAACAGTTTGATAAAACAATTGGTGACGTAATGGATTATGTCAAAAATCCAATGAAACTTATTGATAAAACCATGAAACTATTTGGTGTAGATTTTTCTAGCATTAAAGGTGCTATGGGTGGAGTTATGAACTTTGGTTATAAAGGACTTAAGAGTTCAATTAAAGATCTTGTTTCTGACTGGTTTGCTGAGTCAGAAGGTGGAGACGGTAGTTCTTCATGGTTACCATGGAAAAATATACTTCAAACGTTCGGACATTATACTGGTGGACTTATGTTCAATGGTGGACGACATTACGGAATAGATTTCGGTATGCCAACAGGTACACCTATTAAAGCTTTAACAGCTGGTAAGATTTCACAAGCTGGTTGGGTAAGCGGTGGTGGAGGTAACCAAGTAACATTAGATGAAGCTAATGGAAAATGGTTCCAATGGTATATGCATATGAAAAATGGTGGCGTGAAGGTTAAGAAGGGTCAAAAAGTACAAGCTGGTGACATTTTAGGTTACTCAGGTAATACTGGTAACTCAACTACACCACACTTACACATTCAACGTATGAAAGGTTATCCATCTAACGCAACAGCTGTAAATCCTATGAGTTGGTTGAAATCTCTAAAAGGTGGAGGTAGTAAGTCAGCAAGTAAATGGGCTCCAGATATTAAAAGAGCAGCTAAAAGTATGAAAGTTAACCTTTCGAATTCTGAATTAAAAGGAATTATTGCACAGATTCAACGTGAGTCTAACGGTAATGCAGGAGTTACTCAAGGGAATATAGGTGATATAAATAATCGTAATGGAACTCCTGCTCAAGGGTTATTACAATATGTACCAAGTACTTTTAACTCTTATAAAATGAAAGGTCATGGAAATATCAAATCCGGCTATGACCAATTACTTGCTTTCTTCAATAACAGTAACTGGCGCAAAGATTTACCTTACGGAAAATCTGGTTGGGGTCCTTCGGGTAGTAGGCGTTTTGCTACTGGTGGAATTATTAGAGATAACGGTTTATATAATTTAGCAGAAGAAGGTCACGAAGAAGTCGTTATTTCTACTGATCCAAAACGTGCTGCTGATTCTATGAAATTAATAAACTATGTAGCTAATAAAGTACAGGGACGTTCAAAAGGTAACAAGCGACCTAATCAAATTAAGTCTGGTACTAACACCTTATCTAATAACAATAATGCTGAATTGTTACAAGCACTAACTGAGTTAGTTGCAGGACAACAAGAACAAATGAAAAAACAAGATAAACAAATAAGTATTCTAACTGAAATAGCTATGAAAGCAGGGTTTAACGAAGGAGATGTTAGTAAAGCACAAGGTAAACGTGCAGAAATGTTAGCTTGGAATATGGGAGGTGCTATCACTTGAGGAACAAAACAGTAAGAATAGTCGATGAAAATATGAATATTGTATTAACAGATGAATTTAGTAAATTAAAATTTTTGAAAGCAACTGAGGAAGGTGTAGAAAATAGAATAACGTCAACTGAAATACAAGGTGTTGACGGTGTTATAGTTTCACCAATTTCTTTTGGATCATTTAACTTAGTTTTAAGTTTTTTCTACAGAGGTTCAGATGTTTTCGATTATAAAAGTGTTCAAAAAAGGTTGAGGGGTATGCTGCATAGGCGTACTCCTTTTTATATTACACATTCTGATATGCCAGGAGTTAAATACGCTGTTTATTGTGAAGAAAATGCAATTACAGATATGGGCTATCAGAATGGTACTTTTGATATAACATTCATTGTATTCAAAGGCTATTCAGAATCACTCATGACAACAGACGATTTCAGTTTGAATAGTGATTATTGGCAGTTTGGCAATGGTTTAGTGACAGATGAAGATATTTCATACACTCACAATAAACGTAAGTTCCAAATCTTCAACGGGTCATCTGATACGGTCACACCGATACACAGGCATCATTTAATCATTAAAATGAACGTTAAAGCGCCAAATGGATTCATTCTTCATAATAAGACAACTGGTGATAAGTTTGAGTATAAAAAGGCTATACGTGATAATGACACAGTTATACTCAATGGTGTATATCCATTCAAGAATAAAAAACGATGTGGTATTGATACTAATTGGGAATATATTACGTTAGCACCTGGATATAATGATTTTGAAGTACTAGGTGATGGTGTAGAAGTTAAAGAAATCAAATTTACATTTAATTATGTATATAGGTAGGTGATGATATTTGTATAACTTAATTGTCATGGATCGTAAACGAACGATGGGTGAGATATTAATTGATTTTAATTATAGTTCATTTAAATATGAATATGAGAAGAACAATGAACGTCAAATATCATTCACTGCCTTAAAAACCAATCATAATGCTGATGTATTTAATATGTTACAGAACGAAGCTATTTTAAAGTGGAAAGGTCAAGATTACATTATTAAATCAACATCGGTTAAATCAAATAATCTCATGCTTACTAACGATATTGTTGGTAAGCATATTTTTATGGAATTTCAAAATCACTATATTGATAAAGATATTGAAAACGAAGAATTGAATGGTGATGTAACTGATGAAGAAAAACCAAAATATACTTTGGAACAATATCTAGACTTTGGTTTTAGAAACAATACATTAGGATTTAAATACGTGATTAAAGGCAAGTTTGATAAACGTGTTGTGATAGACGAATTAGGTAATAAAAACGGATTAGAGTATTTAGTTGAAGGTGCTGAACTCTTTGGCTATATCTATTTCGCAGATAATAAAACAATTTATATTTATGACGAAGCGACATTTTATAAGATGTCAGATGAAGTGATTATGTATAAATATAATACCGACGAAGTACAAGCATCTGTGAGTACAACAGAAATGAAAACAATCATTGAAGGTTATGGTTTAAAGAAAACATCAAAAGAAACGAAGAACTATAACCCGATTAAAACGCCTGCACTTAATTTTAAAGGTAATTTTATTAAAACGGGTACATGGCGTACTGAATCAGTTGGGGCATCTTTTGAAGTACAAATTGATTGTCGATGGGGCAATGAAACACTGATGTTTAACTTCAAAAAAGGAGAACTAGGTGGCGTTTGGGACTTTTATTTAGACGGAGAATTTTATGAAACAATGAGCGCGTGGTCTAGACGTACAATTACTGAACCGTTAGTCATTGCTAAGAACTTATCAAAAGGACCTCATACATTTAAAGGTATATTCAGAGGTAAAGACAACAAAATTGATTATAAATCTAAAAAACCGACAGGTTATGTTGGAACAGAAAAATCAACATTATTTAATATTACGGCTGTTTTAAAAGGTAAGGATATCTATAAATTCTATAAACAAGTTAAGTCTAAAAATTATAATGTGTTTGGTCATATGAAAGCAGCTACTGTTTTTGATGACAATGTTGAAAGTCTTGACGAACTTGAAGCCTTACTTAAAGAACAATTAGTTGACGAACCTGTTGTCGAAGTATCAACCAACTATTTAGGTTATGAACAGATACAAGAGAATCACAAAATACACCTCAAACACAAACCATTACAATATGACACTGATTTAAAAGTTGTGAAGTTAACAGAATCACATCCAATTATGAATGTACCTGTTGAAATAGAATTTAGTAACTCACGTAAAGATATTGTGCAGATACAACAACTCATTAATCGTAATGTGCGTAATGTCAAAAGTGCACTCAAGTATGGTAGTGGCACTGCTAACAATGTAGGTAATGGCACTAGTTGGGTTTCAACTGGGGTGGTGACGGTTGATGAGTAGAGATGTAGAAATCAAAATGGCGCGTGATCAAAGTGGGGAACAATTCTATACAAGAGCACATGTTGATGGTTTAGATGGTTTTGAAGAATACTATCAATGGCAATTAGACCTACAAAATAGTATTTACGATTTAGCGACATCTATTAGAGATTCAGGGTGGATTGAGTATCAAGTAGGTCCCCCTAAAAATGGCTTATATGCTACTGACGGATTTAGTTGTGGAATTCGAGAAATCGTACATCAATATGGTGAACGTGGCGAAAAGAGAATCACAAGAAAAATGATACGTGTTAATATACGTAATTTTACAAACGGTGAACAGATTGCACAGTTACCTACTGGATTTATGAAATATACGCAAGTTTTTTATTCTAGATCAGGTAGTGGTAGACAACCTATCATGGTTGAAATCCGAGGGAATGGTGCTTTGAATGTCTATATCGATAGCTCAAATCAATCTGGAAGTAGCAACAGTAACTGGATATATGCACAATTTGAATGGACAGAATAAAGGAGGGTTTAAATGAAACGATATAATGACAACTTCCCTAGAGAAATCAATGATCAATTCCGAGGGAATGTGATTGATAATGCGAGAATGTCTCAAAAAGACAGAGAAGTATTATATAACATGGTTAAAGAATACCGACAATCTAAAAAATCTAGTGATATTAAACATGGAAATTCTACGGTTGAAAAAGAAATTAAGAAATTAAACAATAGAGTAAAAAACCAAATAATCGGTGCCAATGGTAACGCGACTGCTGAAGTAAAAGATATGCGTGTTGATACACAAGGGAACTTACATGAACTTGCACAAGATAGACTCAATGAAGACTTCGGACGAATAGATGACATTGCAAGTACTGCTAAACAAACAGCTGATACGTTAGAAACACAAATGAATACGGGTGCTTATTATAATGAGGTATCTCATTTTAGAGGACGCAAATTTGATACAACCTATTATATTACGCATATTCCACATTTAGACAGTCAAGGTAATATCATTAAGTTAAAACGTGGTTTATATGGTAATAATACTAATAAACCTGCACATATGACACCTTCAGACTTTGCGCGTAAAACGAAGGCTACTTTTGTGAGTAATGCTAGTACTGGTAGTGGTAGTCAATTGAAATTGCACGGTCAACAATTATTTGAAGGTCAAATATTAGATAGTGTTAAGGGTGATGAGTATCCAGCATTAAATGATAGATGGACTCTTGCGATTGGTGACGATAATACATTGACTTCATTCCCACCAGATGTGCAAGCTAGTGAGATAAGAAATAAAGGCTATAACAACACGGTTAGTGGATTTGGTCCCATTATTTCAGATGGCAAAATCATTGTGAAAGATGGTGACTATAGTCCAAATACCATTGTAAGTCATCCTAGACAAGTTATCGCGCAATTACCTAATAAAGATTTAATTTTCTTTAGTTGCGATGGTCGTGAAAACAATACACATACCATGGTTGAAAAGGGTATGACACTTAAAGAAGTGGCTGAAACATTACTAGATCACTACGATATTCACTTTGCCTACAATATGGACGGTGGTGGAAGTACAGCATCGGTTGTACGTTCGCATAAACTTAATCGTTCAATGGACGAAAACAAAACAACTGAACGTAAAGTGCTAGATTTCTTATATGTTGGAAAAGAAGGCGTACAGTTACGTGACCAAGATTTACAAAATGCTTACCAAGATATCGGTGAAGTGAGGGATATGGTACAAGAAGTTAGAGGTATGTTATACAGTCTTCGACGTATTAGTGGTAAAGAATTCGGTACTACTGGATATGATGGATATACAGGGTTGTTAGCATTTGATGATGAAGGTAATCCTCGTAAGAAAATTTATCAAGGACCAGAAGGTTGGCGTTTTTGGGATTATGATGTATCTCGTACGATATTTAGAATTCAAGAAGATGAATTGCAATTTAATAATAGAGCATTGGCTCGTATGTTTAGTGCGCCAGAATCAGTTACTGATATTAATTCAGTCAATTATGGTGGCTTTTATCATGTACCAAATACAGCAAAAGGTTCACCATACCCAAAAGTTTCAAGTGCAATGGTCTTACATTTAAATGTAAGTAGAGCCGATTTTGATGATGCGAGTACTGCATTCCAAATGGCGATTCCTTTCGGCAGAAGCAACAACTTTAAAATCAAAAGAAGAACATACGCTCAAGGCGCATGGTCACAATGGTTTGAATCATAAGGAGGGATTAAATGTATAACAAAGAAGGTCGAATAAAGCTAGAAACAACAGCGCATATTCAAAATAGATTAGATACAAACATACAATTTTATAATACTGATGTAGGGACTGCTGATCTAGTGTTTGACGTAACTAGAAACGGTAGTCCTTTATTAGTGAGTTCAGAAAACGTAGATGTATTTTTAATATTAAAAAATGGCGAAAATTATATCGTTGATAATGTTGAACCAATAGACCCTATGAATGGACGAATGAAGTATACAATTCCAAATGCATTCTTAGGATTAACAGGCAAAGTAAACGGTCAGTTATATATTGCAGTTCATGGTAAAGAGGATATTGTCACAGAAGTAGAATTTAGTTTTACAATTAAAGATAGTATTATCAATACCATTCCTGCAGTTGATAAACTCAACGAAATTAAAACATTTGAAGAGTGGCGACAACGTGTTATTGCAATTATTGAAGATATTCAAAGTGGTTACGAAGATATGAACCAACTACTTGAAGAAGTGAATAGTACCCTAACAAGTGGTCTGAAATCAATCAATGATAGAAATGCAGAAGTTATTAATGAATTAAATAATTTATTAAGTGGTTCAAAGCTTGAGATAACAGATTTGAAAAATAACACAATCTCTGAATTAGAAAATAAAGCTAACCAAATAAAATCAGATGTTGAGAAATTGAATAAGTATGATACAACAACTTGGCAGAAAACGAAATTAACTGGTGACGATGGTTTTACTAGACAAATAAACCAGGCTGATTTAGCTAATCCAGATGGCTATTTTAACAAAACTGAATATGCTTATGTAACACAATCTATTAATGCACCGTCAGGTGAAAATGCTAATGGTTTTGTATCAGTCGTATTTAGAAGTGGGGGATATGCGACTTTAACTTATAAAGCTTATAACTCAGACAAAATATTTATGAAACGAAGAGTTAACTCACCAACGTGGACGGATTGGGTGTTATTAAACCCTGATACTAACAAACGAAAATGGCTAGGTACTATTGGACAAGAAGGTAATACTTATGCTGATGTTCTGAAATTACCAGGTGGTATATATGAATGTACAATCCTTTCTGATGCGTTTAGTGTTAATGCGCCACAAGACCCTAATGGTGGTTCTTATATTGCTGAAATAGATGTAACTGAGTCTGAAAATGGTCGTAAACAATTAAGATTAATTGCTAGTTCAAGAAATATTGAATACAGAGCGACTGTTCATACGAATAATGTATTTAGTGGTTGGAAACGTGTACAGAATGCCGAAGAATTTGAAGCATTAAATAATGATACAGGTTGGGTAGATTGGGAAATTAAAAATGATGCGACTAAACGTCAAACAGATGACCCTAACGCTCTACAGTGTCAATATCGAATCAGAATGGTTAATGGCATAAAGATTGCGCATTTAAGAGTTAATGTTAACAATCTTGTGACACAAACTGCGTTTGGTTCAATTCCTTCACATATGGTACCGAGAATAGAACATTTTTATGCTAGAACACCTGTCACAATGAATCCAGCAGTCGTATTAGTAGATGTGACAGGTGATTTGATGTTTTATGTTAATGAAACAGATAAAGCTAAATGGCTACCAGGTCATTATATTGTTGGCGAATTCAGTTGGATAATAGACGAAGTGGGAGGGAATTAACCATGGCAAAAACCGTATATTTGTATGACGGCACACCTAGAACAGTTATAAGTGATTGGGATTATCCTAATGAACCTTATACCGAAATTCCACCATATGAAGGCATATGGCAACCGTTTTATTTTGATCCAGACTACCAAAGATGGATAGGTTCTGAACCACCTTTGAAGAACAGTGATTTAGAAAGATTAGAAGAAGCTCTTAATTCTCAAAATAAAAAACTTAATCTATTCATTGAACGCAGCAACAAAATAGAAGCACATAATCATCGTCTACTCAAATATGTAGGCGATATTTTATTTCAAATTGCGAATATAAAACAATATATTGAAATACCTGATAATGCAATACAAGTTTCAGATGTGCAGTATATGTATGACAACGGTATTTATACGAATTTTAACATAAAATTACTGGTTGATAATGGATCACTTACTAAAAGAGAGTACAAAGAAATTACTGGTGAAGACTATCCAGTAATTATAGATGAAAATGAATAAATCACAAGGCACTTACTTCGGTAGGTGTCTTTTTATTATAGATAGCAAGACTATAAAGGAGTGAGAAAATGGAGGAAATAAGAGTGAAATTTACAGAATCAGAAGCATTTCATACATTCATCTATGCAGGAGATATCAAGCTTATGTGGTTTCTGATGATTTTAATGGGTTTAGATATTGTTACTGGATTATCTAAAGCTGTAAAAAATAAATCATTGTGGAGTCGAAAGTCTATGTTTGGTTTTGCAAGAAAGATGATGATTTTTTGCATTATAGTTTTAGCAAATATTATCGATCAGATATTAGGACTTAACGGTGGTTTATTGATGATAACAATTTTTTACTACATTGCGAATGAAGGACTAAGCATTATAGAAAATTGTGCTGAAATGGGCGTGTTAGTTCCTAAGGAAATTGCTGAAAAATTGCAAGTTATTAAAAGTGATAAAGGTTCAACAGTCAAACAAGAAATTAAAGAAGAATTTACAACTAAACACAATAAAGAAAATGATATTAAATAAGTCGGCTAAATAGTCGGCTTTTTATTATGACTTGGTTATGACAGTGCATTTATAGCCAAGAAAAAACTAAAGGAGAGATTTATAATGAAAGATATTTATTCAAATCACATTGAAGGAAGTAAGTTAACAGGTAAAAAAGCAAGTATTGCAGGTATTGTTATTCACAATGATTATGGTTCAATGACACCTAATCAGTATTTACCATGGTTATACACGAGAGAACAAAACGGAACGCATGTTAATGGATGGGCTTCAGTTTATGTAAACAAAGATGAGACACTGTGGTATCACCCAACAGATTATGTAGAATGGCATTGTGGGAATAACTGGGCTAACAGTAATCTGATCGGGTTCGAAGTTTGTCAATCACATCCAGCAGCAGGTTTAACAGATGCCCAGTTCAAATTAAATGAAGAGGCAACATTCAAAGTAGCAGCAGCAGTCATGAAGTCTTATGGTTTACCAGTCAATCGCACGACAGTTAATCTTCACAGACAGTATTTCGGCACATCATGTCCTCATCGTTCTTGGGATATGCATGTTGGGAAAAACGCACCAGATACGTTAGCTAATCGTAATAAGTTAAAAGATTACTTTATTTCTCGTATTAAACATTATTATAATGGTGGTACAAAAACAACATGGAAATGGTCGGGTAAAGCAACAGCTAAGAAAGGTGTATCTCCAATCGCAGCTAAGAAGAAACCAGGTTTAAACGAACCATCATTACCATCGTCAAATAATATCTTAGCTGGTCAATATATCAACTTCTTCTCAGTTACTAAAAAGGATAAATATTGGTGGGCAGAGTTTGAATATCCAACTAATCCGAAAGCTGGACGTTTCTACTGTGCATTAGGACCAATTACGCACAAAGATGAGAAGTTAGAAAAAGAAACAAAATTATGGTTTGACTTGAAGATTACAAGTAAAAAGTAGTAATATATATTTACCCTATTTAGTTTAACCGCTAGATAGTTCATACACACAAACCCCACTTCTTTTACGCAGAGTGGGGTTATTTTTGTTTATCGTATATAAAATCGGGTAAAAATCTTATATAGCTAATTATAGCTATACTTAGTAAAATTTGGCTAATCTCCGAATAACAAACTTTTATGTATTACACGCTCCAGTCATACGAAAATAGGCTGGAGTATTTTTTTGTATAATGGGTAATTTATTATTGGGTGATTGATGTGGATGTTAAAGAAAAAATAAAACTTTTAGCTTATTTATATTATTCTAATGATTGTGAAGAACTAAAGACTTATACCAATAATTTATCTAAAAATGAAATATTTGAAATATATACAGCATATAGGATTGGAGAAATCATTAAAAACGGTTTAAACAGTGGTAAAGTAATTAAAAATTTTAATAGAACGAAATACTTCTTAAATCAGAGGGAATATTACAAATATTGTGTACATGAAAGAGAAATCAGAAATGAATTAAAAATTAAATTAGAATACTATATATATAATTTACATTATTTTGTTGAATGGTTTTGATACAGAATATAGTTTAACAAATACATACAAAAAATTGGACTTTTTACTTAAAATGGATATAATATAAATGTAACTGTTGTGTACAAATAATGCATGAAAGAGGTGATTATTTTGAGTAATGAAGGTAAGTTTGAACAAGCTAAAGGTAACGCTAAAGAAACGTTAGGTAATGTTACTGGAAGTGATCAACTTGAAAAAGAAGGACAACAAGATAAAACATCAGGTAAAGCAAAAGAAGTCGTTGAAAATGTCAAAGAAAAAGCAACTGATGTAATCGACAAATTCAAAAAGTAGTTTTAAAAAATTAAAAAGTAAAGTTCTATTACTAAACCCCACCTAGTTGCCGGTAGATGGGGTTATTTTTCATTTATTTTCTTATAGCTTTTAATATAAACGAAAGAACTAATATTAGAATAATTGAACCAATTAGTGCAGGGAAGATTGCGACTCCGCCCCAAACTGGACCTATATCACCTAATAGAGAGCCACCAATTGCTGAACCAATTAATCCGGCTATAATATTACCAACTATGCCTCCAGGTATATCTTTACCTAAGATGACGCCTGCAAGCCAACCAATTAATCCTCCAACAATTAACATTAAAATAAATCCCAT